TCGTTTTTATGATATTTTGAAACGTTAAATAATTTTTTCCAATTAATTCTTTTCATCATATAATCATCATCCTCAATAAATGTAATATTTTTTGTTGTTTTATTCACATAAATATTATATCTATTCGAATTATTTGAATAAATTCCTGAATTGTAATTTCTATGCATCTTTATAAATTATTTTCTTTAAATCTAAAATCATTTTTTTATTATTTTATTAACAATTTAATAAAATTAATTTAAAAAATGATTATAAAGAAATAAAATAATAATAATGAAAAAAACAATTATTAAATGGATCGGAGGTAAAACACAAATTATAAACGAAATTTTAAATAAATTTCCAAAAGAAATTAATAATTATCATGAAATTTTTTTAGGTGGTGCTAGTGTTCTTATTGCTCTATTAACTTATAAAAATGAAGGATTGATAAATATTAAAGGAAATATTTTCGCTTATGATATAAATGAAGCTTTAATTTATTTATATAAAAATATTCAAGATAATCATCTTAAATTATATGATTATATTAGTAAAATAATTGATAATTATAAAAAAGAACAAGATAAAGAAAGTTATTATTATTATCAAAGAGATATTTATAATTCATTAGATAATAAAAAATCAATTGAAGCATCTTCATTATTCTTATTTTTAAATAAAACTTGTTTTAGAGGTATGTATAGAGAGAGTAAATATGGTTTTAATGTTCCATATGGTAATTATAAAAATCCAGAAATTATAAATAAAAATCATTTAGAAGATTTTCATAATTTAATTAAAGATGTTATATTTATTCATCAAGATTTTACTAAATCTTTACAAACTATATTTGATATTAATGATTTTATCTATTTAGACCCTCCATATTATCCTGAAAAATATAATTCATTTGTTAATTATAATAAAGATGGATTTAATTTAAAAAATCATAATGATTTAATAGAAATTGTTAAAAAAAATAATTTTAAATTTTTAATGAATAATGCTGATGTTGATTATATTCGTGATAATTTTAAAGAATATAATATTCAAATTATTATATGTAAAAGAAAGATAAATTCAAAAAAACCTCAATCTATAACAAATGAACTTATTATCACTAATTAATCAATAATATCTTCATCATTAATTTTATAATATTTATTTCTATAATTTAACATCTTTTTTGTTTTTTGTGAAATTGATACATCATAAATTTTATTACAATTGATTTTAGTATCTTCATCATTAATAAATGTAATATTTTTTGTAGTCTTATTTACAAATTTATTATATCTATTAGAATTATTTGAATAAATTCCTGATTTACAATTTCGGTGCATCTTTATAATTTATTTTCTTTAAATTTAAAATCATTTTTTATTTTTAATATTTAAAGATTTTATTAAAATATTAATAAAATGAATGAAAAAGGTTATTTAACTTTATTAGAAGATGTCTATACAAATGGAATTAGAAAAGAAACCAGAAATGGTTATACACTTTCTTTATTCGGTTCTTTATTAAAATTTAATGTTAATAATGGTCTTTCCTTCCCTTTATTAACTACTAAAAAAGTATTTTTTCGTGGTATTGTCGAAGAACTCTTATGGTTTTTAAGAGGTTCTACTAATTCAAAAGAATTAGAAGAAAAAGGTATTAATATTTGGAAAGGAAATTCTACAAAAGAATATTTAAATTCTATCGGATTAATTAATAATGAAGAAGGTCAATTAGGTAAAATTTATGGTTATGAATGGCGGTCATTTAATGGTTATTTCGACCAAATTAAATATATTTTAGAAGAATTATCTTTAAATAATAGTAGAAGAGTTATTTTATCAGCATGGAACCCTTGTGATTTAAAAGAACAAGCACTTCCTCCCTGTCATATTCTTTATAATTTTTATAAAATAGATAATGAAAATTTAAATTGTATGATGTATATGAGATCTGGTGATTTATTTCTCGGTGTTCCTTTTAATATCGCTTCAACTACTCTATTAACAATGATTATTGGAAAAGTTATGGGAATGAAAGTTAATGAAATTTGTATATCTATTTGTGATTGTCATATATATCAAGAACATTTTGATGCTGTTAAAGAACAAATTACAAGAAAAATATATGATAGTCCTATTGTAGAAATTAATAAAAATATTGATATTAATTCGTCAATTGATGAAAAAATAAAATGGATAGAAGAATTAAAATTTGAAGATTTTGAAATTAAAAATTATAATTTTCATCCAACTATTAAAGCAATTATGAAATAAGTCCAAATTCTGTCAAATAATAATTATTTGATTTTAATTTTAATGAATATAAATTTCCAGTATATTCTGTTTTTTTTATATATTTAATCTTATTCCATATTATTTTATTAAATATAAATTTATTCTTATCTTCTTTTAAGATTTTTATATGTATTAATCCATCTTTATAATATGATGTAAATGCTACACCTAATAATATACAAGTAAATTTAATAATTTTATAAATATCATTATCTTTAATTTTAAATTCATTTGAATTCTCAATTATTCCACTCATAAATTCATTTAATTCATCAATTGTTAATTTAAATATATCATCTAATATTAATTTTTTTTCATTAAATATCTCAAATGATGTCGAAAAACTATCTTTTTTAATTTCATAGTTAATTTCTTCCGTTTTTAAATAATTATTAAGAAATTCTATCGTTGATTTATCATATTCATTATTAAATTTTAATTGAGATATTAATATTAATCCTTGATATCTATAATAATCATTATTATATGACGATTTATTTAATTCATTATTTAATGGAAAACCTATAAAATCAAATTCACTTAAATCTCCAATTGATGATGTCTGATAATACTTATTTTTATTTTCATCAAGTAAATTATTAATTTCTTTTATATCATAATTATATGGTATATTTTTAATTGCCTTTACTTCTATATTATCATTTAAATATATATTATCTATCTTATTTAATTTATATTTCTTCTTAAACACTTTCGATATTTCTTCTATTTCCTCATAATAATAATTATTATCATTATCTATTGCCAATATCTTATCTTCTTTCTTTATTGTATCTAATCTCATTAAACCATTATTTGTAAATACTAATATATCACCTCTTAATAATTTATTCATATTTATTTAAACTTAAATGAAAATCTTTAAATAAAATTTAAACATTATATTTATCACAATTCATATCACTCCAAGGAATTCCACACATTTTCGAATAAGAACATCTTAATACATTCTCATCATATTTCCCCTTACTATTTTTACTTAATTCTTTATCTTTTGCCGCCAATAATAATGGATAAAATCTATTACATACAATAGGAAATTTATTCAATACGACAGGAGTAGTATTAGCTATTTGCGGATCACTACTAACTTTAACATTATCTAAATAATCATCATTTTCTTTCATATTTTTTTTAATGGCAATTGATTTACTTATTGTAGCAGTAATTGGTGCTGCTGGTGTGTTTATTGCTTGACCGTCTGCTTTAGAATTATCAAATATAACTGGATTCAATTTTAAAATGTCCTTATTATTTGTAAAAATAGTATTAAATTCAGTACCCTTAAAATTATTTTTATTTTTTAAAGTAGTATCATCAGATGATGCTAAACTCGTATAAATATCATATCCATCTTTTAATACACTATCTACCCCTTCATTAACTTTATAATAATTATTCATTAATAAAGAACTTTCTACAAGATTTTTATAAATATTACTATCATAATTTCCGGCAATTTTATCAATAATTGCTTTATTACTAGTATTTTTTATATCAGCTATTAGATAAGAACTATTATTATTATCATAAGTATCACTAGTTATATCATTATAACTAGTAATTAAAATATCAGCTCTATTATTTGTTCCTGTTAAACCGATAGCATCGGAATTAGTATTACTAGCATTATCAGCAAAACCTAATTGATTTTTTTTATTAAAATATAAAGCGGTTTTACTAAATATATTTGAATTTAAAACACATCTATAATTAAATATTTCTGGATTTATAGTATTACTATCAAAATAATTTTTTAAATTACTATTATATTCTAATGTCCAATAATCAGGACAACTAATATTCGTATAATCATAATTTTTATTTATTTTAATAGGTTTAAAATTAAGAATATTATAATATAAATAAAGAATTATTAATATTGTTCCAACTATAAATACAATAGTAAATGGAAGGAATTTATCAAATATAACATATTTTATTGATGGAAATAAATAACTTGTTACAATAATTAATAATGCTATAAAAGCATATACTATACAAATAGCAATAGTTCCCTTAAAAATTCGTTGTTTTCTATATTCATATATTGTCATATCATAATCTGTTAAATTTAAATCTTCTTCGGTTACAGATGTTTTATTAGAACAACTTGTAGATTTAGTATTTCCCATAATTAATAAGTTCTATTTATATAAATGATTTTATTTCAAGTATTTTAGTTCCTTTTTGAGATGGTAATTGTGAATGTTCTAATGGTAATGGTAATGTAGATACATTTTTTTTATATTCTATATATTGTTTGATATTTTTTATAATTTCATCAACACACCAACGGATAACTAATGTATTTAATTCCCTAACTTGTTCCTTTAAATCAAAATTAAGATTTTTAGCATGTTGGAAATAAATAGATCTCATAATAATTTTTAGTTCTTGTTCGCTTTGTTTTCCAATATTATATTGACCTTCGCTTAAATTATAAACACTATTATAAATACCTTGTTGAATTAAATTAGTATTTTCTTGGGAAAAAAAAATTTCGGAAACACAATTTCCAGAAATATTTCTATTAATAATTGAAATATTCTTTTCATTATATAATTGCGGATTATTATTTAATATTTTAGAAGATTTAGATTTTTCATCAAATAAATTAATTCTTCCATTGAGAATATAACTTGTATCCATTTTCTTTTTTCTCTCTTATTTTATAGAAAAGATATGAATAATACAAATTTAACGATTTATGTTGAAAAAATAATAAGTGATAATGATTTAAATATTAATACAAAAGCAAGTGTAAAATGTTTAAGTGAATGTATTCAAAATATAGTATTTAATGTAGTATCTGTATCATCTATAATCGCTTTTATAAATAATTCTAAAAGTATAACAAAAGAAAATATTCAAATACTTCATACATATTTAAAAAAAAATTGTAATCAAAAGATTATAAAAGGTGGCAATTCAATTGTTATGCCGGCAGAATTTTATGGTAATAATAGTGGCAGATATTTACCAACAAACAATCAATCCGATTTACTTAATATTAATTTTTCAAGTGGAATATTAAGACAACAAATAGGAGGAGGTTCGGCAAGTAAAATAAAAAGTCCTTTTATAAAAGTTATAAAAGATTTCTTAATTCATTATAAATTAAAAGCAGATAATTCTATAATAGATGAATTAGTATTTATCATAGAAAATTATATTAATTGTTTAATTATTAAATTAAAAAAATCAAAGGAAATTATTAAACCACCTATGATAAAAACATTAATAGAAAAAAATAAGATGTTTAAAATATTTAAATAAATAATAAGATATATATTTAATGCCTATAATAACAATTGACGGAAATATTGGAGCAGGTAAAACAACTATTCTTAAATATTTACATACTAATTATAATATTAATATTGATTTAGAACCAATCGATAAATGGAAACCGTATTTAGATAATATTTATATAGATAAAAAGGATTATTTTAAATTTCTAATAAGAATATGGTTAGATAGGTCTTGGATACAAGAAAAAAATAATAGTTCATTAGTAATTATGGAAAGAAGTCCATATTTTATAAGAAATACATTTAATAAATATTTGTTTAATAATAATTTAATAAATAAAAATGAGAATAATATAATTAATGAATTATATGATAAAACAGATATAATCTGGAAATCTGATTATTTCATTTATCTTCATTCATCACCTGAAAAATGTTTAGAAAATATTTATAAAAGAGGTCGTGATAATGAAATGGATATATCATTAGAATATTTAAATAATATTCATGAATATCATGAAAAGGCATATGAAAATTTAAAAGATAAAAAGATTATAATTGATGTTAATAATAAATCAATTGAAGAAATTTGTGAAATAATTAATAAATTTATTCATAAACTTTAAGAATTTCATAATTATAATCTTGATAATTATTCAAATCATATTTTTTTGAATAAATTTCAATCATTTTAGAAACATTTTTATTTTTTCTAAATTGAGAATTTATTAAACATTTTTCAGGATTATTTTCAAATAATAATAATTTGATTTGTGATTTATCAATAAATTTCTCAATTTCTTTCATATATTTTTTAAATATTTCTATATCACATAATCGAGGATCTATTAAACAAATATTTTCATTTATTTTTTCAATAATTTCTCCATCAAAGAAATTAGAAATGAAATCATCATATAATTCATATTTATCCGATAAATTTTTATGAAAATATGTAGTTTTCCCGCTACCCGCAAGACCAATTATAATCAACATTTTCAATTATAAGAAAAAAAATTAAATGATGATATATGAATTAATCCAACCATCATAAAATCCATTAGAATAATTCACCATCATAAATTTAAATATCTCATCACTATTTTTAAAAGTCATTTGATACAAATGAGGAGTAATTACATAACGATCATCATCTGTTTCACTCTCATATTTTGTATCATCTAAATTTATTTCTTTAATTCCTTTGATAATTTTACCAATAAGAAAAGTAAAATCATTATTTTTAAATTTCTTAAATGCGGATGCGGAACAACAATCACCTACTGCTTCATATTTATATGAATATAAAGAAGTTTTGAGAATAAGAATATTTTCATTCTCGTTCATTTCAATAGAAAGAATAGGATGATTATAATTGCTGTATTGGATAAACATTATAAATATTAAAATAAAAAATATAAATCAAATATTTTTTTTAATATTATAAAAATATTACAAATTTATTTATAAAAAAATGATTTTATTTAAAAGCAAAATGAATAAATAAAGCAAAATGACAACTAATATTGAAAATAAATATAAAAAACATGAACTTCGGTCTCATATATATAGCAGACCTGCTATGTATATTGGAACAATAGAACCAAATACAATTGAAACTTATATAGTTGATAATTCAAATAAGATTATTAAAAAACAGATTACATATATTCCAGGGTTATTTAAAATTTTTGATGAAGCATTAGTAAATGCGATAGATCATTCAGTAAGAACACGTGAAGATAAAAGTGAAAATTCAATAATTGTTAAAAATATTAAAGTATCGATAAATAAAGCAACAGGAATTATTGAAGTATTTAATGATGGTAATGGAATTGAAATAGTAAAACATAGTGAATATGATATATATATTCCTGAGATGATATTTGGAGAATTACTTACATCATCAAATTATAATGATGATGAAATAAGAACAGTAGGAGGTGTTAATGGTTTAGGTATTAAACTTGCTAATATATTTTCAAAAGAATTTACAATTGAAACAATAGATCATATTCGTAAAAAGATTTATAAACAAACATTTAGAGATAATTTAACGATTAAAGAAGAACCTGAAATAAAATCTTGTCAAAAGAAACCATATACAAAAATTACATTTTTACCAGATTATGAAAAATTTGGATTAAAAGAAATGACTGATGATATTTATGATTTATTTAAAAGAAGAGTTTATGATGTATCAGCATCAACTGATACATCAGTAAATGTATATTTAAATGATGATAAAATACCAGTAAAAGATTTTGAGAAATATGCCGATTTATTTTTAGATACAAAGACAATTCAACCGAGATATTATGAAAAACCAAATGATAGATGGGAAGTTATTGTAGCATTTAATCCAAATGGAACATTTGAACAGATGTCATTTGTAAATGGAATAAATACGATTAGAGGAGGGAAACATATTGATTATATTTTATCATCGATAACGAAAAAATTAATAGATATGACATTAGCAAAGAAGAAGAAGACGATAAAACCACAATATATTCGTGATAATTTATTTATATTTGTAAAATCAATTATTGAAAATCCTTCATTTGATAGTCAATCGAAAGAAACATTAACAACACAAATAACAAAATTTGGTTCAAAATGTGAATTAAGTGATAAATTCTATGATAAATTATATAAATCAGGAATAATTGAAAATGCTTTAAGTGCGAATGAAATAACAGAACAGAAGAAATTGACAAGAACTGATGGAAAAAAAGTTAATAAAATCATAGTTTCAAAATTAGATGATGCTAATCTTGCCGGTACAAAAGATAGTTCAAGATGTACTTTAATATTAACAGAAGGAGATTCAGCAAAAACAACAGCAATTGCTGGTTTAAGTGTAGTTGGTAGAGATTATTATGGTGTATTTCCACTTCGTGGAAAGATAATGAATGTTAAAGATGTTAGTTATTCGAGAATTAGTGATAATGCTGAAATAACTGCTCTTAAAAAAATATTGGGATTAGAACAAAATAAAGATTATACAAATAATATTAATTCACTTCGTTATGGAAAAATTATGATTATGACAGACCAAGACCATGATGGAAGTCATATTAAAGGATTATTATTTAATGTATTTGAAACATTATGGAGTTCTTTATATAAATTTGATGGATTTATGACATCATTATTAACACCTATTATTAAAGCGACGAATAATTCAACAAAGGAAGTATTATCATTTTATAATATGAGTGATTATGAAAAATGGAATGAAGAATTAGTAAATAAGAATGGATGGAAAATTAAATATTATAAAGGACTTGGTACATCAACAGATGAAGAAGCAAAGGAATATTTTAAAAATATGAAGAAAATTACTTATAAATATACAGATAATTCAGATGAATATATTAATTTAGCATTTAATAAAAAGAGAGCAGATGATAGAAAGGAATGGTTAGCAAATTATGATAAAACTGATGTTCTTGATTATAAAGATGAAATAATTAGTTATGAAACATTTATAAATAAAGATTTAATTCATTTCAGTAATAGAAATTTGGAACGATCAATTCCAAATATAATGGATGGTCTCAAAGAAAGTACAAGAAAAATTATTTATGCTTGTTTTAAAAGAAAATTATATACGAATGAAATAAAAGTTGCTCAACTTGCCGGAAATGTAAGTGAAGTAACTGCTTATCATCATGGAGAAAATTCATTACAAGAAGCAATTATTGGAATGGCACAAATATTTGTAGGAACTAATAATATAAATTTATTATCACCAAATGGACAATTTGGAACAAGAATTCAAGGAGGTCAAGATGCTTCATCATCTAGATATATTTATACATTAATTTCAAAATTAACAAAATTAATATTTAAAGAAGAAGATAATGAAATTCTTAATTATTTAGATGAAGATGGATTATCTATTGAACCAGATTATTATTTACCGATAATTCCTATGATTTTAGTAAATGGAGCAATTGGAATTGGAACGGGATATTCAACAAATATTCCTCAATTTAATCCGGAAGATATCATAAATATTTATCTTGAAATTATTGAAAAAATTAAATTAATTATTGGAGATATTCTTACTATTGATGATATTGATAAAGCGAATGAATTAATTGAAATTGATGATATCAAAGAAATTGAACCATTCTATTTAGGTTTTAAAGGAACAATAGTTAAAAATGAAAAAGGTTCTTATGTATCAAAAGGAGTTTATAAATGGATAGATGATACAACATTAGAAATTACAGAATTACCGATTGGAACATGGACTGAAAATTATAAAGAATATTTAGAAGATTTGATAACGAAAAATAATCAATATTTAAAATCATTTGAAAGTCATTATACAGCTAAAAATGTTAAATTTATTCTTAAAGTAATTGAAACTGATGATAAAGATAAGATTATTGGAGAATTAAATTTAAGTTCAAGTAAAAATTTAAGTTTAAATAATTTACATTTATTTACAAATAAAGGCAATATTAAGAAATATGATAATATTAGTGAAATATTAATCGAATGGTTTAAAATCCGTATTTATAAATATTATACGAGAAAGGAAAAACAATTACAAAAGATGAATGATGAATTCTTAATAATTTCTAATAAAATTAGATTTATATTAGATGTAATTGAAGGAAATATATTAATTATGAATAAAAAATTAAAAGAAATTGAAGAGAAATTAGAAGAAAGAAATTATGATAGATATGATAATTCTTATAATTATTTATTACAATTACCTATTTCACAATTAACAGCTGATAAAAAAGAAAGTCTCGAAAAAGAAGTAGCAACATTAGAAAATGAAATCAAACAACTCGAAGAAACTTCTATTATTAAAATTTGGGAAGATGAATTAACTATATTATTAAAAGAATGGATAATTTATAAAAAAGATATTCTTGAAGATTATGATAATGATTTAAAAGGTGATTTAAAAACAATTAAAAGAAAAGGAAAGAAGTAATAATATCATTTATTCCCCATATATATACATCATCGGGATTTAGATAATAATTCCAACGATATGGAAGAATTAAAGATTGAGATTTTTGTAATTTTATTGCTATTATTTTGTCATTTTCATTTGGTATATATGAAAATATTGTTGCTTTATATATAATTATTTCTGTATCTTTTATAGCATTTATAAATAAATATTTATTTTTATTATTATACCAATTTTCATCTTGATTAATAGAATTTATAAAATTATAATTAAACCATAATTTTATAAGTTTTTCTGGTTCTTGTAGATAATCACTTAATACTATTGGTTGCCGTGTAATTAATGAGGAAAAATTAAAATCACTTATATTTGATTGAAGAATTAAAATATCAGGTGGAAATATAAAATAACAACAGATATAAATGAGAATAATAATTAAAATAAGAAGATTAAATTTCATTTATTTATTATAAATAGAAAAAATATGAATAAAAAAACTAAAAAAGGCGGAACTAGTTTTTTAGAAAATATTGGTTTTAAAAATATTAATAAAAAAGGTATATATATTGCCGATGATGTTGATTATAATATTCGTCAAGGTAAAAAAGATGATTTAATTAAAAAATATGAAGATAATTTAAATGAAGCAAGAGAAAAAGTAAAATATGAAAAAGAAGCGAAAGAAAGAAAGGATATTGATGAAAGAATTCAAAATGAAAAAGATAGATTAACGATTGAAGAAAGAAAATTAAGAACTAATAAGAGACAATATTTTTTTACTTTTTTATTTAAAATTGTTGGAAATTTTATTAGTCATTTCTTTAAATATGGTTTTAAATTTATTTATTTTCTCGAAAAATTATTTACTAAATTATGGAAAATTATTTGTGATATTTGTTCTGGACTTGGAAAATCATTTAATATCGGTCAAGGTGTAATTATTAAAACAATTATATTAATTTTAATTATAATTGCTATATTTTTCTCTGTTAATGCTTTTATTCATAAAAAAGGTTCAGGAAATACACCTACAGATAATATTAATAATTTAGTTTCAACTGATAAAAATTATTCTTCATTTTTAATTAATACTAATACTCCCACTTTATTTGGAAAAATGAGTAATTCATTTTATAATGCTATTCCAGATGATTATAAAATACAATTTAATTTTTTTAAAAATAAATTTAATTCTATAATTGGTAATGATATATATGAATTAGTTGGAACACCAAGAGAAGAATTAAAACATGGTAATAATGATGGTATTTATCATATTAAAAAAAATGATGATGATAAAAATACATATACTTCATTAAAACCGAAAGAAATTGAAATTCCTATATCCTCTATTTCAACATTAACAAATGCTGATTATAATAATTTATCAGATAAATTAAAAGCAATATATTCAATAGATAATCCTATTATAATTCCTATAAAAAATGAAAATGATATTTGGATATATGATATTGATAATATTAAATTTAAAGGTAATAATGATACTATAAAAAAATATTTTAATGATAAATATATATCATTTTTAGAAAAAACAGATAATATTAATGAATTTAAAATTAAAAAAATTAAATCAAATATTTATAATAACGATGATAAAAGTATATCATCAATTATGAATAAAATTTTTAGTTATAAAGATGGAAAATATATTTATCCTAAATAGATAATTATAATTAATGGTGAAAAAATGTAATGCTAATTTATATGTAGAACCAATTGAATTTTGTAGTATTGATACTATAAAAAAATTATATGAATATAATCCTGAAA